GGTTCCGACCGCGACTTTTTTGTGCGAGTTAACCTAAGAATCTTTTAGTTAACAACTTACAAGTAAAAATCTGCGTAACTTTTTAGACAAATGAAATATCCCTGCTTAATTTCCAAGAAAATCTCCGAGCTTTCACCAGCAAAATACAATCCTCGGACAATCTCTTCCGACTCATTGGGCAGGCTTACAAAATCCTTGAGCGAGCTTGGGAATCTTCAACCGATAACTTGGAACGCCAAGACTGGCAACATCGTTGGAGGCCACCAAAGGTTAAAGTGCTATTTGGCACTTGGGAAAGATGAGGTCGAGGTGTGGGCGGTGTGGTTGGATGATGCACAAGAGAAGGCGGCCAACATAGCCCTCAACAAGTTGAGCGGAGAGTTAGATATGCCCAAGCTCAAGGACATCTTGGAAGAGATCGATGTGGGGGAGATCGATGTGGATATTACCGGATTCAGCTTAGAGGAGATTAGCAAGATGATGGAGGCAAGTATGCCAGAGGAAACAGAGAGTGGAGGGGGCGAGAAGTGTTTGGCGTGTGGGAAGCCCTTGTGAAGAATGATAAGGCAAACCGACCTCGCTCAAAAGTGGAATGTCTCAAGGGCGGCCATCTCCAAGTTCGTAAAGGCTGGGATGCCCCTAACAAGCGTCAACGATGCCGAGCGCTGGAAGTTAAGCAATCAAAAGAGGGTGAGCAAGACCGAGATCAGTTTGATACCATCTCCGAACTCCTCCGAGCCATTGAAGGACTCGGATGCCGAGTTATCTGTATCGAAAACCTCGCTTGGCAGATTGAATCGAGCCAAGAACGCCGAGGTAGTTGCTTACTCATTGGTAGCTACGGCGGCAACAAACAAAAACCCAGTCGCTATGAGGGCGGCAGTTCAAGGATGGGGCGAGGCAAAAAAGCGAGTCGCAGAAGCAGAAATGGAACACGCTCGATGGGAAGAGGTGAGCCGAGTCACAGTTCGGATGGGGGAAGTGCAGGAATGGATAACGAAGTGGCACGGAGCAATCAGATCGCTTCTGGATGCCCTTCCTTCGAGCCTAGCGGCCAGAGCAAACCCATCAGACCCAGAGTGCGCCAAGCAAGCTATCCAAGACGGAATCAATCAAATCTTCGTTACCATCCAGAAAGCAGAGGGGGCGTTTAAGTGATATTAGGATTAAAAATAGGGGTCGGAATAGTGCTTGGAATCGTGCTACTCAATGTGGCGTTCTGGGCTTGCATTATTCTCGCCTATCTACTCGCCACTTTATTTGAGTGCATCGGGAAGTGGATAAACAAGTGAATGAATGTTTCCTTGTTATCATCGCCACCCTCGGTTTGCTAGGATTGATTCTGCCATACTTTGACGAATGAAACGCTCGCCCCTTAAACGCAAAACCCCACTCAAGCGAGGGGGGAAACTACGCCGAGTGTCTGCCAAAAGACGAAAACAAAACGAGGTCTATTCTGATGTGCGAGAGAAGTTTCTAGGCAACACGCCAGTCTGCCAAGTTTGCCAGAGCAAGATGGCGAGCCAAGTTCACCATAGGCGGGGGAGGTTCGGGGAGAGGCTCAACGAGGTGGAGTTTTTCTTGGCGGTTTGCTTTGAGTGCCATCATCAAATCCATATGAACCCAGCGTGGGCGTATGCAAAAGATTATATGGTTAAGAGATGAACATCGGGGCGTTCAGCCGTAGTTTCTTTGAGCCAAGAGAACAACTATCAATCCCAGAGTGGGCAGAGAAAAACCTCACGCTCTCGGCAAGGGTTACGAACATACCCGGAGCTTATTCGACAACCCTCACTCCTTATGTCCGAGAACCCCTAGAGGCTTTTGGTGATGACTCGATTCGGAGGGTTGTGTTGGTCTGGGGGGCGCAAACAAGTAAGACGACAACAATTCTCGCTGGCCTAGCCTACCGAGTAGCAGAGCGGCCTTGCCCGGTCTTGTGGGTGATGCCCTCGGAACATCTAGCCCGATCATTTACAGAAACCCGCTGGCTTCCGATGGTGGATGACTGCCCAGCCCTAGCCAAAGAACGACCAGAAAACACAGACCGAATCAAAATCCTAGAGCAACATTTTAAGCGATGCTCGGTGTGGTGGGCAGGAACAAGTGCCTCGGCTCTTTCTAGTCGCTCGATTGCGTTGCTCTGTATGGATGAGGTGGACAAGTTTCCAGAGCAAGCAGGGTCGGGAAGGGAGGCCAATCCGGTGCAGTTAGCAGAGGCACGAGTCAGCACCTACCCCAATCATTTAATCATAGCAACCAGCACCCCGACAACTGCCGACTCAATAATTTGGGCTGAATGGCAGAAGGGCGATATGCGTTTCTATTTTGTGCCTTGTCCCCATTGTGGATTAAAACAAAAACTAATTTGGGGACAAGTGAAGTGGGACGAAGCGGCTAAGATTGAAGATGGCGTTTATGATTACGCCCTAGTGAAATCCTCGACATATTACGAGTGCGAGGGATGCAAGGGCAAGATTCAAGACGGCCAGAAAACCAAGATGCTCCGAGAGGGGGAGTGGAGGGCAACAAATCCCAAGGGCGAACCAGCTAGACGCTCGTATCACCTCAACGGCCTATACGCTCCGTGGGTTAGCTTTGGGAGCTTGGCGGTCAAGTTCCTGCAAGATAAGCACAGCGGGATTATCGGCCTGCAAGATTTCGTGAACCGAGTCCTAGCCGAGCCGTGGATGGAACACGAATCAGAAAAGATGCAGATCGTTCCCGGTGCTTACAAGATGGGCGAGGTTCGGATGGGAGATAAGCTGATTATGAGTTGCGACATCCAAGAGGCGGGGGGCTTCCACGCTTGGTGCGTTGTGAGGGCTTGGGATTTGGAGGGCAAACCAAGGCTCGTGTGGGCGGGTAGGCTAGAAACTTGGGGCGACATAAAGGCAAAACAAGATGAGTTTGGCGTTGAGGATAAGTGCGTCTTAATCGATTCGGGCGATCAAACCCGAGATGTATATTTGAATTGTTGCAAGAACGGCTGGGTTGCGTTGGTCGGTTCAGACAAGACCAGCTTCTCCGAGATTGTGAACGAGCAGAAGGTTCAAAGGCCATACGCTCGAATCGCAAATGGCGACCCATTCAGCGGTAAGGCAGTTCAATCAAAGGCAGGGTGGAAGTGGAAGCTCTGCCCGATTTGGCGATGGTCGAACCCATCAATCAAAGACATCCTTTCCCAGCTTCTCAAAGAGGAGGGCTTTATTGCATTGGATACCCCCGATGTCTGGAAGGTTCATATCGAAGCAGAGGTGAAGGTGAGGGTGAAGAACCCTATGACCGGCAGGGAAAGACTTGTGTGGAAGCAAATCGGGAAGCATAATCATTTAATGGATTGCGAATGTATGAACATCGTGGGTGCGGCACTCCACGGAAGGCTCAAAGTTTCCCCCGCAAGTTTGACAGAGGAGGTTGAGAATGGCGAAGGGTGATTTCATTGGGCTACCCCTTGCCACCCTAACTTCTCTGCGTGATAAGTATGTGACTTGTCTTGAGGCGATTGCGGTGGCTGGGTCTAGCTATTCGATAGCGGGACGCTCTTTTTCGAGAGCGAATCTTGGGGAAGTTCGTGACACTATCGCAGAGCTAACCCTTGCCATCCAGTCTGTCAACGGCACTCGTATCCGCACGACCTACGCCAACTTCTCGTGAAAAAAGCTCAACTCAATTTAATAGATAAAGCGGTTGCCTTTCTGAACCCACAAGGGGCAGTTAATCGGATGATTGCACGGCAGAAGCTCGTCAACTTCTCTTACGATGCGGTCAAATATACAAGGGAACGCAAAGGGCCGAGTTCGCTTTCTGGTGCGGAAGATTATCGTTCTAACTATGACCGAGTGGAGCTGATGAAAAGGGCGAGGGACTTGGCAGAGAATGTTGGCCTTGTTCGCTCCATCCTTATGAAGTTCGCCAGTCACACCGCCGCAAACATTTCCTACCAAGCCCGAACAGAAAACCCCGAGGTCAATACAGAGGTTGAGGCATATTGGGCAGAGTGGTGGGACAAGTGCGACATCTCGACAAGGCACACAGGCTCGACTCTGATGCAAGTGGCGATGATGTCGATGCTCCGAGATGGTGATTTTCTTTTCGTTTTAGTCCGAGACAAGGATGGCAACCTAAAGATTCAAGGCATCGAGGCAGATAGAGTGGGCGACCCATTCAAGGTTTATACAAGCCTAGATTTGATCGGTGGAATCCATATTGATCGGGATACTGGTGCGCCGAGTGCCTACGATATTTACAACCGAAGCATCGGGGACTTCTACACCTACCAAGCAACCATCCCCGCAAGCCAAGCCTTTCACCTATTCGACCCACTCCGCATCGACCAGTACCGAGGAATCTCCGCTTTCCATACGGCCATAAATGATTGCACAGACATTTACGATATCGTGAACTTTGAGAAGATGGCGGCACGAGTTGCCTCTTCTCAATCAGCAGTTGTTCGCAGGAATAACAACAATGCCTCCGATCTCTCCACGCTTACAAACGATGAAAATGTTAATGGCGATACTATCAAGCTAGAAGCGATTGAGTCGGGCAAAATCTCCTACCTAGAGCCGGGTGAAGATATCGTGTTCCCCGATGGCCCGAGCCGTCCCTCTGGTGCGTTCGCAGAGTTCCACAAGATTCTCCTCCGCAATATCTGCCTTGGTCTTGGCATCCCTTATAGCTTCGCCGTTGACCCTTCCGCTATGTCTGGCCCGACTGCACGCCTTGAGATGCAACAAGCAGGGCGCACCTTCCGCAGATACCAGAAGCTCCTAGATGATAAAGTTCTTCGACCCATTAAGAACATCGTTATTGCCGATGGCGTAGCAAGGGGATTGATTGAAAACAATGTTGGGACAAGAACGACTAGGGGTATTTTCAATTTCGGGGCAAATGTCTCGATTGATTTAGGGAGAGAATCTGCCTCGGCCATCTCCGAGTTCAAGACCGGCCTCAGAACTGCCGCCGATATTTACGCCGAGAGAGGCCAAGATTTTGAAAGTGCTATGAGGCAGAGGGCTATTGAGGCCAAGCTAGTGAAGGATTTGGCTGGCGAGTATGAAGTATCGGCAGACACGATTTCCGACATCGCCGCAGAGGGATTGACCAGAGATTCACAAAAAGCACAAGCAACCCCAGCCGAGGGCGAGCAGACACCCGCTGGACAACCTTCGGACGAGGATATGCTTGGTGGTGCTTCGCTCAACGGAGCGCAAGTTGCCTCACTCATCAATGTTATCAATGCCGTGGCAATGGGCGCAGTTTCCAAGGAGGGCGCGGTTTCAATTATCACGGCGGCCTTCCCGACCATCAGCCCAGACCAAGCAAGGGCAATCGTGGCCGGAGTCAACATCGGAACGGCTATCCCAACGACCAAAGAAGAGAAACAGCAGATTGCAAAAGACCAAGAAGGGGACTCTTCGGGAGGCTCAACACCCCCAGCCCCAGAACCCACTACGCCCCCGACCGCCCCCACGGCAACCGCACAAAAAAAAAGTAGTTTAGAGATTTTGGAAAGCCTCGACCCTGCATCGATTAAGATGCTAATTGAGGGAATGATGGGTGGGATTGAATTGGCAAAGTATGATGGGATTGATTTTACCCCACCACAAGGGGCTAGGGAGGCCGCTAAAAGAGCATTGGATGTGCGGGAAGGCAAACCAGCCAGCCAGCGAGGAATGACCCTTGTTGGCCTTGCTAGGGCGAGAGATTTAATCAATGGCGTGAAGATGTCCCCCGATACAGTTCGCAGAATGAAAGCCTTTTTTGATAGGCACGAAGTGGACAAAAAGGGGGCGACTTGGGACGAGCAGGGGAAAGGATGGCAAGCGTGGAATGGCTGGGGAGGAGATGCTGGTTACGCTTGGGCAAGGAAAGCGGTCGGGCAGATGGATGCTAGGGATAACAAAGAACTAGCCCGACCAGTCTCTCAAACTCCCGCTCCTCCTAAAGAGAGAATCAAAGGCTCGAAGGATAATCCCGAAGGCACAGCATCTACAAGAAGCAAAGCTGGTGACATTGAGATTTCAGCAGAGAACGAGGAGGCGTTGAAGAACAAGATTGCCGAGTTCAAGGACAAGCACCCATCAAGGAAAGCCCCTACACTTGGAGCATTAAAGAAAGTGTTTCGCAGGGGGGCGGGTGCGTTCTCGACTAGCTTTAGGCCAACGATTACTGGGGGCAGACCCAACTCACGCAACGCTTGGGCGATGGCAAGGGTGAACAAGTTTCTCAAGATGGCTGGTGGGAGTGAGGTTAAAGAAAGCTACCGCAAGGCAGACGGCGATTTGTTAGAGGAAAAATCCGATTGTGGAGCTGGTAAAACCGAGTTTGTTGCTGGCAGAGATTGCGGGCAAGATGAGGGTGGAACTTTCGGGCCATCCAATAAATGTGCGGTAGGCTATGGCAGACCCCCACTCAAGGGAGGCTACACGCCAACTCGACCCGGTGGTAAGTTCCCCAAGGGCTACAAAAGACCCACACCACAAGACAAGGGAGGCAAGAAGCCCCTTCCACCAAAACCTCTTCCTCCAAAACCATTACCACCAAAGCCCCTTCCCCCACCCCCGCCACCGCCCCCCGGAACAAAAAAGCCAACACAAGAAAAGCCAGCGATAAAATCTAAATTCCCAAATGCAACCAAGGCATACGACAGCAAAGAGAGAGCATCGCTAGACCCAGTTATCAAGGAAAATCAAAAAGAATTTGAGTCGATTAGAGAAAATCTTATTAAAGAAACAGCAGACGCACAAAAAGAACTAGTATCCGCAGAAAGCAAATACCAAGAAATACAACAAAATATAAAGGAAACTCAACTTAAAATTTCAAAGCTAGTCGAAACACGAGACAAGCCCGGTGTAGATGCTAAAAGTTATGCCGAGGCCAAGTCACAGCTAGAGGAAGAGTTTAATAAAAGACAAGCCTTGAAAGAGGAATTGCAAAGGCCAGAAAAACTTATGCAAGAGGCAAGGCAAAAAGTTAGGGAAATTGGGCTTAACGCCATTCGCAAGGATATGCTAGACATAAACAAACAAGACGGATTTACCCCAGAACAATTAAGCAAGGCCACAGAAGAATTAAAACAAAAACAACAAGTGGCGATAGCAACAGACAAAAGATCAATAAGAGAAAGCAAGGGCGATTTCGCAA